TGCTTCATGTACCGCAACTCTGTCACCGGCACTATTCAATCTCATTCATTACTGCCCGTTCATATTCGCCCAATTGTTTTTCAACATTGGTTCTAGCTGCAGGTTCTTGGGCCATTTCTTTGAGCGTGTAAGGCTCTACCATGAAACGAAAGAACGGTGCGTTAGGGGGCATGAGAGCTAAGGATAGTTTTGAGGCTAGGTTATTCACCCCTCTAGCACCTATGCCCTGATAGGGCGTGTAGAGGTCGCTTGTCTCGTTATGAGTATCCTGAGGGATAAGCGATGGAATGGTTAGCTCTGAACAATCTCTGGCTCTGTCGAGGTATGATTGGCGGGTGGTTTCAAGTTGGCGGTATCTGCTTTCGGCAGTACCCATACTCATTGGCTATCTCACTTGTTTATCTGCAAACCTGTAGCTTTACCCATCGATGCAACGGTGGGGTCTAAGTCTACTTTAAGCTGGGATGTTCCCTTGGCTTTGTTTGATACAGCGCCTTTCTCTGCGGCCATACCACTCTCAGGCGATGACGGGTCGTACATATTCGTCAACACTGGGTTACCAGCGGCTGGTGCTGCGGGTGGCGGGGCAGGTTCGGGAGCCGAGGGGCTATTAAAAAAGCACATTGGCTATTCTCCTAATTGTGAAGAGGATTGCTCTTCAAAGATTTTCTGTAGAAATTCTACGACTGAACGCTGTCCACCGCGCCATATAAGGTCAGCGTGTGTCTCAGATAACTCTGGTGATTTATTGGGGAAGCGTTGATTAAGTTCTTCCATTAACTCATTGGAAATATGTGGAAACAATTTTATTCCTCTTTAGTGCAACAAACAAAGGCTTGCCCTAATGAAAGAGCAAGCCTAGAGTTTTGATGATTTTGATTTGAAGGTATGCAGATGAAACAGATTTTACTGATAGTTTCACTTTCAATGCTTATTGGGACACAAGCATCCGCTGTTTTTTTTCCTAATCGTCAGGCATGGGATGGAGCTTCCTATGTAGAAAAACGAGGATTTGTTCAGGGCGTTTTCGATGAGATGCTAGAGGTTTGGTCAACTGACACACAGGACACAATGGCTCGTAAACGTAAGGTTTACCGTTGTGCTGCTGACATGGCGCTTACTGACACATCTTTGGTGGAAATAGTGGATAGCCATTATAGCAACTTAGAAAATTGGGGCGATTCAGCTAACATTGCGTTGCGTCTTGGATTGTTCAAAATCTGTAAGGTTTACAAGTAATCACTCGCAGCTTTTACGCCCAGTCTCTGGGTCTATGTAGCAAGCCTCAGCGTTAGCCTCTGGTGCTTTCACTTCATTCAAAACGCCATATCTCTTACCAGCCGCTCTAAAGGTCGTGATGCCTTTGCACCCTTGCTTCCAAGCATTGTAGTAAAGGTCCTTGAAGTCTTCGTAGCTGACATTGTCACCCACGTTACAAGTCTTTGAAACCGCGCTGTCCACGTATTGTGAAACTAATGCCAGAACCGACAGGTGTTCCTCTGCGCTAATCTCATTGGCTGTGCGCCCATGAATACCTTGGGTGTACGCAAAGTCTTCTACGCGCTCTACGCTGTGGCCATCAAACTTGGTGATGGTGCGGTCGTAGAAAAGCGAGAAGGGTGGTTCGATACCTGATGAAACATTGTCTGCTGTCAGTGATATGGTGCCAGTCGGAGCAATGCTGGTCAGGTGAGAATTGCGAATACCTTGCTCGTGGATTTTTGCCTTAACCCAGTCAGGTAAAGTCTGAATGAATTTGCCCTGCATGTATTGGTATTCATCATAGAGCGGGAACGACCCTTTTTCAGCGGCAAGGTCAGAACTGGCTGCATAGGAGTAATCCCGCAGGGCAGATAGGACGCCTCTGGTAAACTCCATGAAACCTTCGGAGCCGTAAGGATGACCACACATCTCAGCCGCGTTTGCCAGTCCAGTTACACCCAAGCCCATACGGCGCTTGTTCTTGGCTTCTTGTTCCTGTTGCAAGAGCGGGTAAATGGTGCGGTCAATGACGTTATCCAAAGCTCTGACAACGGTGTAGATGTCGCCAGTAAACAATCCAAAATCAAAGCTCTTATCGGCCACATATTTGGTGAGGTTAAACGACCCAAGAAGACACGCACCGTAAGGTGGCAGGGGTTGTTCGCCGCAAGGGTTGGTGGCTCCAATCGTTTCGCAGTAAGCCAAATTGTTCATGTTATTAATGGTATCGATGAACAACACCCCTGGTTCTGCCCAATCCCATGTGCTGCGCATTATCATATCCCACAGCACCGCTGGGTCTACTTGCTTGTACACCTCACCCTCAAAGCGAAGTGAGAATGGTTCTTTGTTTTCGAGGCAGTGCATGAACTCATCGGTGACGCCAACGGATACATTGAAACCTGTTAGCGAAGAGCCGTCATTCTTAGCTGTTATGAATTGCTCAATGTCAGGATGGTCAATGCGCAATACGCCCATCTGCGCGCCACGGCGATGACCTGATGAGGCTATCGTTTGGCAGACTGAATCGAATATTCGCATGAACGATACAGGCCCAGAAGACTTGCTATCCAGTGATACGATGCGGTCACCACGGGGGCGAATACGGCTGAAGTCATAGCCAATGCCGCCACCTCTGCGCATAGTCTCAGCGGCCTCAGCGGCGCGCTCCATGATGCTGTTCATGTTGTCGTGAATGATGCCCGACACAAAGCAGTTGTAAGCCGTGGTGGACCTCAGAGCGCCCATAGCATTCTGGACGCGCCCAGCGGGTAGGAACCGCATGTAGCGCAGGGTGTCTTTGAACTCTTCAAAATGTGTTGGGTTATCTTTCAGTGCATCAGCGATACGCACCACTTTGGAATAAAAGTCTTCGCCTGTTTGGCGGTATTTTTCTGCGTCAATTTCATTAGCAATGCTGAGGGTGGGGCCATAGTGTTGATTGCTTATCATCTACAGAATGCCCTCTTCGTTGAGTTGGTTAATCCGCATTTCGCAGTACCGAATGATTTTCAGCAAATCTGTCTTTTCAGCCTCAACCTCATCCTTGCCTTCGTAGGATTTGAAGCCAGCACGACAGGCGTATTTGATGATGGAGCCAACGTGGAAAGGAAGGTCATTCACCATGATAAACTCAATGGGTTCGATGGTGTATCGGGAGTAGTGGGAAGGGGTAATTATTGTGTCAGCATAGTCGGGTTCCAAAGAGTGACCTTTCCTGTGTCGAAGTTAAAATCAGAGGCGTGGCAAATCCTTGCGACTTGCGCCTGTTGCAGAGCGACATCTTCGCTCAGTTTGTTTTTCTTGTAGGCATCAACGACAGCCGCCCAGAGTTCGGCTTCGGTTGTGGCATCCTGTAAAACGCGGTGTGCTTTGACGGGGCCTATTGATGGGCAACCCTCGTAGCCATCGGTTCTGTCGCCCACCAATGTTTGAAACATATGATTGTAAAAGGCTTGGAACGCGGACAGCTGCCTTGGTTCTTCATCCTTGGCTGGATTGAAAACCTTCGTGGGGATTGTAAGCAAATCTTTGTCTTCGCTCACGATGATGCAATCAGCATCCGTTGTCGCCGTGATGCCAAGCAGGTCATCAGCTTCCAGCGTTGGAACCATAACCGCAGACCAGTGTTCCAGCATGTGCTGCTTAAGCGCAGACAGGATGAGAGGCTTGCGGGTATTGCTGCGATGGGCCTTGTAGCTGGGCAGCACATCCCTTCGCCAATTCTCTTTATCGGTAAGGAAAAGCTGGAAGTCTGCATCCCCCAGCTTTGCTAAAATTCTATCAAAGTATTGGACGCAATAATCTATGCCTTCACTTTCGTATGCGTGAAGGGTCCACAAATCATCATCCCATTGAACAGGTCGTTCTACAGCTGCCGCCGCTTTGAACGCTACAATGTCTGCATCTACTAAATACATCATTGCTTACGCCCCGTTATGACATGCAGGTCCGCAGCTTTGCTGGGTTCTACAAGCCGCTGTAGGCACACCAAAGCAGCATCGTGAACCATATTTTTGAAAGTTTCGTCCTGTAGTTTGTCGCCAATTTCACAGAGTTTTCCGACTGTGTGCGCGAAGGCAAACACGTTGACTTCTCCATCAAACTCAAATTCATCATCCATTTGTTAAAGCCTTCCAAGCTATGGGGAATAAAGCGCCCATCTGCTCATCAAGCAGGTCGGCAAATTCACGGGTTTCTAGTTGGGTTTCTTGTGATGACCTCAGGTCAAACACACGCGCCCAGAACAGTAAGGAACCAGTCCATACCCATTCTGTTATTGCGCCTTGTGGTAGGATTGCTCTGGCTTGCTCAGGGCAAATGCCAAGGGCAACCATCTTGTTATAGGTGGCAATCGCATCGATGCAGATGTCGTGATATTCCTCGACAAACTCTTCGCTTCTGCGGTGCGCCTCTAGGCTTGAGCCTTGCTTGACGTTTTCCGCTTTGGCTCTGAAGAAGTCTGGCTTCCAGTATTCTGGGTTTGACTTGATGTATCGTCGGCTGACTTCGTTCCATGTTCCCCCGACTTGGTGCTTGGCCAGCTGTCGGGCCACAAAGATGGGCGCAGAACATCGGAAGGTACATTGAGGGTGGCTGAAAGGGTGAAAGTGTTGTTCCCTTGCGAGAAACTGAATGAGGCGTTCGTTTTGTTGGGGTCCATAATTATCTGCCTGTTTTGAAAATGAGACACGGGCTGCGTCAACGACTAGGTCATCGCCGCCCATGCTGTGCATGAACTGTACGTCGATCATATGTGTCCTTTTTGAAGGTTATGTTTTGAAGAACCTTTGTTCTTTTTCGTAATGCACGATGCGATGACAGTTCGCGCATAAGAGGTGGCATTTGTCTGCCTCTGTGGTTAGCCGTTGCCAGCTTAAATCCATGTTGCTGTGAGCCAAGCGGAAGGATTTATCCGCAGGGTTTTGGTGGTGAAAATCAAAAGCGGCGGGGTGTGCTGGTGTTTTGCAGCGTTCACATAACCCGCCTTTGTATGTGACCAAGTCACGCTTTCTATGGTTGCGCCTGTCACGCTTAGTGCGTTTCTGCCCAGTTCGCCCCGACCTTGTATTCGCCCGTAATGGGGCATCGGAAGTCATAGTATTCACCAGCAAGTTCAAAGGACCTGACTGCTTCTTGTCCGACAATGTCTGCTATTTCCTTTCTAGCAATAAGCTGCACCTCATCGTGGACATGCGCGACTAGCGCATAGTCTTCACCGAAGATGTAACCATCACGTTTAAGATTTTCGTAGAGGATGACCGTGGCCCGTTTGGAAAGAATGGCCCCAGCTGATTGCAGCAAAGAATTGAGCGCTGCATGTTCAGAGCGGATAGGCAGAGTGCGCCCATCCAATCCTGATAAGAAGCCTTTGGCCTTGTGGGTTTTAGCCACCGCCTGACGCAGAAGTTTGATAGCGGGTGTCGCTTTCATAAACTTGTTTATCAGGCGTTTGCCTTCGACTTCTGACCCACCCACGATTGCCCCAATCTTTGCGGGGCCTGCACCGTACAGAAATCCATATATGAACGTCTTCGCATTACTGCGGGTTGGAAGCCCAGCTGCCTTTTGATTGGCAGTATGGACATCCCCGTTCACGACTTCTTCGGCGTAGGCCCCGCCATCGAAACGGGCCATGTAATGTGCAAGGCATCTTAATTCTAAACCTGAGAGGTCCGCTCCAATAAGGGCGTAACCCTGTGGCGCGTGAAATAAGGCTCTGCACTCTGACCCGTAGGGCGCTCCAACAGATGGCGTCTGAGCCACGTTGGGTTTGGAGTGGGTGCATCGGTGTGTGGCACATCCATTTGTGTTCACACGACCATGTATCTTTCCGTTCTTGACCAGCTTGCGCCAAGCGTTTGTGCCAGTTGCCAACTGGCCTATTCGCTTATTGATAAGCAAGGATTCAACCAGTTGTTTGGCCTCTGGATATTCCAAAGATGACAGCACTTCTTCGTCAACTTTGGGCTTGCCTGAGTTTGTGAAATCCTTTGGCTTCCAGCCGCGAATTGCTTTCAATCTATCGGCAATATGGTCACGACTGGCGGGATTAAACACAACATCCTTAACCTTGTATGTCAGCTGGCCTTTCACGTACCCACGGGTCTTGTTGTTGACCTTGGGTATGAAGGGTTCCTTGATCTGCCACGGGGGAAAGGATGCCTGTAGCTCACCAGCCAGTTCGGCTTGGCGACCTTGCAGTTTTGCCAGCAACTTGTCCGCAGCTGATGTGTCAAAGTCAAAACCTTGGCGTTCTTGCTTACGGATAATGGCTGCAAATTCATGCTCAAGTGCCACGCTATCAGGCGATGGAAACTTGGACATAATCAGATTGTAGAGTTCCAAGTTGAGGTGGCAGTCTTGTTCGCAGTAGTCTTGCATTTCCTTCGACCAGCGCGCGAAGCGTTCCACCGTATATGCGAAGTCACCTTTGTAATTTCCAAGCCTGTGGCCCCACGCTTTGAGGCTATGCAGCCCAATCAAGTTGCGCGGGAAATCTTTACCTTTGGGCTTGGCGACGAACTTGAAGTCATTGTCTTTAAGGTCCGACCACATGAGCCGTGACATGAGAAGGGTGTCATGAATTTCACCGTCAAACTCAAAACCGTAAAGCTTTTTTAAAGCAGGTAGGTCGTAGTCTTGGATGTTGTGCCCAATCAGGCGGTTGGCGGTTTCAAGGATGGTCAGACCAAGAAGAATTGGAATGTATCCCTCTTGGTCTGCGCATGAATACACCACGCCATTGTCCACGTTTATCATAACGAGAGAGTGGCAAACCGTGGGGTCTAGGGCATCAGTTTCAATATCGAAGAGTAGGTTCAAATCGCTGTCCTTTTTGACTAGCTGTTAAAAATCCTCTTCGCTGTCGCCCTCATCTTTGAATAGGTCAGGGTCTGCCACTTCGACCATGCGGCCTGTGGCGGTGTCGTAATGAACAAAGCCAGCCACACCAGTTTCACCAGTGAAGCGGTTTTTCAGAACACGAAGAGTTGAGATGTTTGGGTTTTCACCCTGTTGATTGCGTTCAACTGCAATGCAGATGTCGCTTAGCTGCGCGATGGACGCGCTGCCACGTAGAGAATTGAGCGTTACTTCAACGCCATTTTCCCACCCCTT